GAGCCGGTGCAGCCCGGGGTGGAGGCTTGATCCGCCATGCCCAGGGACACGCGCTGGATGTATCCACGCCCGCGTCCCACCCCGGCAGCGGCTCGCGCCCTGGCTGCGATCGCCGAAGCGCTGGAGGCGCCGCCGGCGAACCGGTCATCGGAGGACATGCTCGCCGAGCTCGAGGCGCGGCGAGTGGAGGAGACGGCGCGTCGATCGCGTCAGGGATGTTTGAAGCTCGGGGACACGGCATGAGCGTCAGTCGCTGCATGGGGCTGGCCTTGGAAATCGCGCGCAAACCGCGCGCGGAATGGGCGGGGGAGATCGCGCGCGTGCGCGTCGAGTGCCCGCACTCCGATTGCACCGGCGGGATGGGCTGCCAGCAGCGCATCCGGGAGTACCTGCAGCTGCAGTGGCGCATGGCTGCCCGCCGCGAGGCGGGGAAGCGGGGGGCGCGGTGAACGCGCGCGCCGCCATCGATGTCGAGGCGATCCAGGCCAGCGCTGACCTGGTCGAGGTGGTGCGCCATTACGTGCCGGGGCTGAAGAAGCGCGGCAACGAGTGGGTGGGGCTGTGTCCGTTCCATGTGGAGGACACGGCCTCGTTCCACGTCATCCCGCGAAAGGGCTACGTGCACTGCTTCGGCTGCGGTGCGCACGAGGATGCCGTCGGATTCATCCGGCGCCTCACCGGGTGCACGTTCGTCGAGGCATGCGAGCAGCTGAGCGGCCAGCGGTTCGCCGCGGCTCGCGACGACGTGCGCGTCGCCGACCCGGCCCCGCTGGAAGGCACGTGGGTACCACTGACGCCGGTGCCCGCGAGCGCGCCGGACCTGATGGCCAGCAACGGCTGGACGGTGAAGATCTGGAACCCCAAGTCGTCCAAGCTGCGGGCCATGAAGCCCACGCGCGTGGATGCCTATCGCGATGCGGACGGCCGGCTGCTGGGCTACGTCCTGCGCGCGGACATCAAGGACCGCGACACCGGCAAGGTGAAGAAGTGGACGCCTACGGTGACCTGGTGCGTCGGGCCGGACGGCAAGAGGCAGTGGTGCCTGCAGCATTTTCGCGATCCGCGGCCGCTGTGCGGGCTTGACGACCTGGCGGCGCGTCCCGATGCGCCCGTGCTCATCGTCGAGGGCGAAAAATGCCGCGCGGCTGGCGCTGGCGCGTGGCCACAGTACGTCGTGCTGTGCTGGCCCGGAGGCAGCAACGGCATCGGCAAGGTGGACTGGTCTCCGCTCAAGGGTCGGGACGTCACGCTTTGGCCCGATGCCGACGCGGCGGGCATCAAGGCGATGCTCGGCTGGCGTAACGACGCCGGAGACTACCGTCCAGGCGTGGCGGCGTTTGCCTCACGCGCCGGCGTTCGATCGCTGCGGATGGTCGACACGGCGGGCCAGCCGAATGGCTGGGATGTCGCGGACGCGCTGGAGGTCGACGGCTGGACGCCGCGGCAGTTGGCCGCCTGGGCCGCAGAGCGGGTGATCGATGTGACGGTGATGCGGGGATGAGCGTGTCGAAGAGGAAGAGCATCACCGTCATCGACGGGGGGAAGGGGCAGCCACCAGGTGGTGGGGGAGGCGGCGACAAGCCTGCAGAGGACTGGCGGGTCGGCCTGACGCGGAACCGCGACGGCAACGTCGAGGGCACGCTGCATAACCTGATGCTGATCATGCTCAACGACCAGCGCCTGGCCGGGCTGTGGTGGCTCAACGAGTCGAGCAACCAGATCGAACTGACGCGGGATCCGCCGTGGCAGGGCGGCGTGCGCACCGAGTTCGTGGATGCCGACAGCTACGAGTTGGCCGCCTGGCTGCAGAACCCCGACACCTATTGGATGAAGTGCAGCGACGAGGCCGTGCTCAAGGCTGTGATCGCCGTGGCTCGGCGATTCCGCAGGCACCCCATTCGCGAGTACCTGACCGGACTGAAGTGGGACGGCACGCCGCGGTTGGAGACCATGCTCGTGGATCTCTTCGGCGCGCCGGATAACGCCTACAGCCGACGCGCAGCGCTGTGTTTCGCGGTGGGCGCGGTGGCCCGCATCCTTTGGGTCGATCCGAAGCAGCCCTCCGTAGGCGCGCAGGTCGACTTCATGCTGGTGCTCGAGGGCGAACAGGGCAAGCGGAAGTCCTCCGCCTTGCGCGCCTTGTTCGGCAGCCAGTGGTTCGTGGAAACGTCAGAGTCGCCGACCGGAAAGGACTTCTACCAGGTCATCCAAGGATGCTGGGGCGTCGAGATCGGCGAGATGGACTCGTTCGGCAAGGCCGACGTGACGGCGGTGAAGACCGCTATCTCGCGGCGCGTCGACAAGTTCCGCGCACCTTACGAGCGCACGCCACGCGCATATCGGCGTGAGTGCGTCTTCGCGGGGACGACCAACGAGCACGAGTACCTGCGCGACCCCACCGGCGGCCGCCGCTTCCTGCCAGTCCGTACTGACGGGGAAGTGGACCTCGAGGGGATCATGAGCCTGCGCGACCAGCTATGGGCTGAAGCGGTGCAGCTGTTCGACCAGGGCTTCAAGTGGTGGGAGTTGCCCGAGGAAGCGTCGGAGGAGCAGGAAGCCCGCTACATCGGCGACAGCTGGGAAGGTCGGATCCAGACCTGGCTGGCCGGCCGCATGCCCGGCGACAAGGCTTACCCCGCCCAACGGCTCGACATGGGGTGGGGCACGCCCGTGCCCTGGACGACCACGGACGAATTGCTGCAGTACGCGATCGGCGCAGACGCCTCCAAGCACGGGCGCCAGGAGCAGATGCGCGTCGCCGCAGTGATGAAACGGCTGAGGTGGGAACAGCGGCGCGAGCTGGTGGACGGCTATCGCCAGAGACGGTGGTACCCGACGGAAGGCGCTGTGAAACATGCGCCGGCCGCCAGGCCTGGCAACGCGACGGAGATCGACGATGAGCCGCCGTTCTGAGCCTGCGCCCAACCTGGGGCCGCCAATTCCCAACCTCTGCCCGACCACCTGCCCAACCTCGGGCTATAGCCCGTGGGCTTCTGCCCAACCTTCCCAACCTTCCGACCCTCGCGCGTACATGGTGCACCGCTCCAACCTTCCATTCTCCATATACATCACAACAGGTCAGGCAGGTTGGGAAGGTTGGGAAATGCGAGACGCCGCGCGGCTCTCGTGGTGCCCGACCTCTGCCCGACCTCTCGCAAGGTCGGGTCAAGTGCGTTCCGGAGTGCGGCGCGGGCGCCGTGGGACGCTGGCGGCGGGTCGCCACGGCGCATGTTCCACGCCCGATGTTCCACGCGGGTCCTCCCCGGGGGAGGGGGGGGTGCGGGTAGCAAGGCCGCAATTTGCGTGCACATTCCGGAACCGGGTTTGGTTCCGTTGGTACCGGGGTGGTTCCGCATGAGTTCCGGGAACCTCAGCGAGTACATGTCGGCGGCTGAGTACGCCAAGCACCGTGGCGTCAGCGACTCGTTCGTCCGCCGGCTTCGTCGCCAGGGGAAGCTGGTGTGCGACGGCAGCCGGATCCACGTGTCCGAGAGCGATCGGCTCCTGGACAACATCACAGACCCGGTGCGCGGCGGCGATCGCACGCAGCCGGTCGGGGGCTCGGTTCGCGGGGCAGCGTCGGACGAGGTCCAGGAAGCGATACGGCGCGAGCGCATGGCCCGCGCGCAGATGGCGGAGCTGGAGCTGGGGAAGGCGGCCAAGCAGTTGATCCGCGCAGACGGCGTGCGCCGGGCCGTGTTCACGCTGGGCCGCGGCGCCCTCAACCAGCTGCAGGGCATGCGCGGCCGCCTGCGTGACCGCTTGGCGGCGACCAGCGATCCCCGCGAGGTCGATCGCCTGCTGGAGGAGGAGATCGCCAGCATTGCTTCGCGCATGCGCGAAGCCGCTAAGGAACTTGGTGCCGACCTGACCACCCCGTCGAACGCTGACGTGCCGAAGGAACAGGAGGAAGTCGTTTGATGCTGGAGGTCTTCGCGGCAGACGTCCCGCTCCCGAGCCCGACCGAGGTGGTGGGACGTGCCTGGGAAGAGGCATGGACCCTGCCGCCGCGGCTGGATGTGGCCGACTGGGCGGATGAGCACCGCGTGATCGCGAAGGGCGCAGGCGCAGAGCCTGGACAGTGGTCGACTGATCGCCACCCGCCACTGCGCGAGATCATGAACTCGCTGAGCGAGCACAGCCACGTGCGCCTTGTCGACTTCATGAAGTCGGCACAGATCGGCGCAACGGAGATCGGGATCAACTGGACGGGCTACGTCATCGACCAGGGCCTCGATTCGATGATCGTCGCCCAGCCGGTCAAGGACCTGGCGAAGTCGTGGGCCACCAGCAAGTTCGACCCGGCGGTGGTGGAGATGCCGGCGCTGCTGGAGAAGCTCGACACGGACAACACGTTCGAGAAGCGCTACCCCGGTGGCACGATGTGGGTCATCTGGGCCAACTCGTCCAAGCAGCTGCGCCAGCGGACGGCGCGCTACATCTTCATGGACGAGGTCGACGAGTATCCGCGCGATCTGTCCGGCCAGGGCCCGGCCGATCAGCAGCTGGCCGCACGTGGCATGTCTTACGGCGACCGCGCCCGCATCTACCGTGCCTGCACGCCGACGATCGCGGGCGCATCGGCGATCGAGGCCGGATTCCTCGAGGGCGACCAGCGCTACTACCACGTCCACTGTCCGCACTGCGGCGCCGACCAGGTGCTGGAGATCGAGCGCCTGACGCCGCGCGGTACGTTCGCCTGCGCCGTCAACGGCTGCGAGATCGAGGAGCATCACAAGACACAGATGTTTCGAGAGGAAGGCCGCGGGGGCACCGCGCGTTGGGTGCCACACAACCCCTCGGCTCCGGACTGGCACCGCAGCTATCACCTGTGGGCGGCCTACGCGCCGCTGGGCCTCGGCCTGTCGTGGAAGGACATCGCGGAACGCCGCGAGGCAGCGGAGCGCAACCCCGACCTGCAGGCGGGCTTCCACAACCTGGTGCTCGGCATCGCCTTCCAGGGCGTTCGCCAGGAGCAGGACGCGGAGCAGGTGGCCAAGCTCTCCGAGCCCGGCGTCCACCGGGGCACCGTCCCGCTGGGTGGCCTCTTGCTCACGGCCGGCGTGGACTTCCAGCACGATCGCGCAGAGGTGCAGGTTGTCGCGACCGGTCGCGGCCAGCGCCGCTTCGTGGTCGATTACCAGGTGGTCGACATGGATCCCACCATCCCCGAAACCTATGCCGCGCTCGATGAACTGCTGCAGGGCACGTGGCGGACGGTGCGCGGCGTCGAGATGCCGATCTCAGCCGTCGCCCTCGACGGCGGCAACTGGACCGAAATGGTGGCCCAGTTCGTCAAGCGCGTGGCCGGACACTCCGGCTCCGCTCGCCTGATCAAGACGCCAGCGGGCTTCGTTAAGCAGTCCATCTACCTGGTGCGCGGCCGCGCGGAGAAGAAGTCCGAGCGCGCCGTCTACCGGCCCTCCAAGACCGAGGTGAACCAGCGCGAGAAGACCGTCGCGCGAAGCGTCGGCGTGTGGGGCGTGGGCACGTCTGTCCTGAAGCACATGATCTGGGGCTGGCTCAACGCGGCGCAGGGGGCGAAGTCCACCGCGGACGAGGCGGGCGATGCTGAGCTCCTGGCGGCGCGCATGCTGCGTTTCCCGGGCGGCCGCGGGGATGAGAAGCCAGACCCGATCAACCCGGATCCCGGCGCACTGCCGGAATCCTACTGGAAGGGGCTGACCTGCGAGTTCTACGACCAGGACGCCGGTGCCTGGATCAAGCCCAAGGGCGCCCGCAACGAGCCGTTGGACACGCTGGTGTACGCCGTGTGGGCATCGCTGGCGCCTGCGATCAAGGCGGACGTGAAACGCGACTCGGAGTGGGAGGCGCTCGAAGCGCTCTACCAGCCTGAGACCCCGGACCTGTTCTCCAGCGCCCCGGATTCCCGTGGAACATCCCTGCACACGGTGGTGCCGGTCGCCGTCGCTCCGGATTCCCGTGAAACATCGCCGGATGAAGGCGCGTTCGGGTCCGACCGCTGGAGTTCCCGCCTGTGAGCAGGAACACTGCACGGACCCGGGCCAAGGTCGACGAACTAGCAGAAGAGCTGGCGATCGGTGCAGCGCTGAGGCTGCGCACCGACAGCGACAGCATCCGCCACATCGTCGATGCCGTGGTCGCCTACCTGGTGGAGGAGTATCCGTCCCAGGACCTGTACATCCCGTCCGGGGTGACCTACCCCGTGGCGCAGATCCGCGAGGACGTGGCCAAGGGAATGTCGATCCGGAAGGTCTGCCAGAAGTACCGGATGGATCGCCGGACCCTCTATCGCCTGCTCGACGAGGGGGCATAGCCGCCCCTCTTAGGGTGCGGGAGTTTCCCCGAGAACTCCCGCACCCGGATTCGCACTATGCGAATCCATGTCCTTCGCCGCCGACCAGGTTGCCCTTCTCAAGTCCGCCTACCAGCGCGTGCTGGATGGGCAGACCGTTCGCTACGGTGAGCGGCTGCTGACCCGCGCCGACGCGAAGTGGATCAGCGACGAGCTGGACAAATGGCTGCGGCGCGTGGCTGACGAACAGCGCGCTGCCGCCGGCGGTACGCCCGGGGTGGCCATCGCCGACTTCAGCGGACGCCGCGGCGGCTTCGAAGGTGGGGAGTGGTGCCGATGAAGCCCGGTGCCTTCGATCGAGTACTGATGCACGTGGCCCCCGGCTGGGCCGCTTCGCGCGCCCGGAACAGGGTGCGTGCGCTGGCGTACTCCCAGGCCTATGAGGCCGCCGAGTCGACGCATCTACGCCGCCAGTCGAAGGAGTGGGGCAGCGGCAACGCCGTGGTGCAGATGACCGGCACCCGCCTCCGCAACCAGGCACGCCACCTCGATCGCAACCACGACATCATCAGCGGCGGCCTCTCGACGGTCGTCCAGAACATCATCGGGCCCTCGGGCATCAACGTCGTGCCGACGCCGCGCGATGCCGAGGGCAACGTCGTGGAGAGCGTGGTCGATCAGATCATGCCGCTCTACGCAGAGTGGTCGAAGCGCCCGGAGGTGACCTGGCTGCACGACTGGGCCAGCTGCCAGCGCCTGCTGGCGCGCACGTGGCTACGCGATGGCGAGTGCTTCGTGCAGGAGCTTCGCGGCATCGTGCCCTACCTAGAGCACGGTTCGGCGGTGCCGTTCTCGCTCGAGCTGCTGGAGCCGGACCTCGTGCCGCTGGAGCTGGACGACCGGACGCGCCGGATCACCCAGGGCGTGGAGCGCAATGCCTGGGGCCGGCCGGTGGCCTACCACGTGTACCGCCAGCACCCGGGTGATCCGGACGTCTTCATGCCGGACACCAAGCGCGTGTCCGCGGACCTGATCCGCCATCTTCGCATCGTCGACCGCATCGGCCAGGTGCGCGGCGTCAGCATCCTGGCGAGCACCTTCACCCGCATTGAGGACCTGAAGGACTACGAGGAGAGCGAGCGCATCGCCGCCAAGATCGCGGCGAGCATGGCGGCGGTCATCATCAAGGGCGATCCGGGAGCCTACGACCCGGAGAAGGCGCCGACCGGGGACCGCCGCATGCGCTTCCAGCCCGGCATGGTGTTCGACAACCTGGTGCCGGGCGAGTCGGTGCAGTCGGTCGACACCAAGCGCCCGAACCCGAACCTCGAGCCCTACCGCAACGGCCAGCTGCGCGCGATCGCCGCGCCGATGCGCATCTCGTTCTCCTCGCTGTCGAAGAACTACAACGGCACCTACAGCGCACAGCGCCAGGAGCTGGTGGAGCAGTACGGCGCGTACGGCGTGCTGGCCTACGAGTTCGTGGCGCAACTGCTGCGGCCGGTGTATGAGCGCTTCGTGCACATCGCGATCGCGTCCGGTGAGCTGGTGCTGCCGCCAGGCGTGACTCCGCAGAGTGCCGCCAGCGCCGACTACCTGCCGCCGCCGATGCCGTGGATCAACCCCGTGCACGAGGCCCAGGCACTGCGCGTCATGGTTCGCTCGGGCTTCAAGAGCGCGACCGCCGTGATCGCGGAGCGCGGCGGGCGCATGTACGACACCTTCGAACAGCTCGCACACGAGCGCAACTGGGCTCGCGACCTCGGCATCGTCCTCGACACCGATCCGGCCATGGTTTCCGAAGCGGGCCAGGCCCAGCGCGGCGACACGCTCGAGCAATCCACCGGCACCACTGAGGAACCCGCATGAAGCTGACCACCCTGGCGACCTGCATCCTGGGCGCCGTCTTCGCGTTCGACAACGTCGGCCTGGACACGATCGCCCCAGACGCCCGTGGCAAGTCGGTGCTGGCGCTCAACACCAATCCCGCCGGCGAGGCGGAGCTGCTGATCTACGGCCCGATCGGCGACTACTTCTGGGGCGACGGCATCACCGCCGCTTCGGTCGTGCAGCAGTTGGCGGGGATCTCCGCCAGTACCATCCATGTCCGCATCAACTCCGACGGCGGCGTCGTACAGGACGGCCTGGCCATCTTCAACGCCCTCCGGCAGCACCCGGCGCGCGTCGTGGTCACCGTGGACGGCATCGCCGCCAGCATCGCCTCGCTCATCGTGATGGCGGGCGACACCCGGCGGATGCACGCCAACACGATGCTGATGGTGCACGGCCCGCAGTCGGGCGCGTGGGGCTTCGCGGGAGATCTCCGCGACCGTGCCGACGTCCTGGACACCTACGCGGCCTCGATGCAGACCAACTACGCCGCCCGCGCCAAGGATCCCGGCGCCATCGCCGCGATGCTGGCCGACCGCAAGGACCACTGGTTCACCGCGGCCGAAGCGGTGACCGCCGGCCTTGCCGATGAGGTCATCGAGATCGAACCGCCGGCCCCGAACGACGCCGCGGCCGCCGCTGCGCTGCTGTCGTACGTGCAGGCCATCGCCACCACGCCGGCGCCGCTCGTGCCGGCGCTGCGCCGCCGCATCCAGACGACGACCACGGCGTCTGCCTTTGCCTCGCTCCGCGAGGGTCACCAGCGGGCCGTCTACGCCCAACTCGAGGAATCGACCATGAAACAGCAATGCCATCTGATCCTGGCGCAGGCGGGGAACAACGCGGCTCC